CGACGACTGAGGGTGCACTGTGGGCGCCCGCCTGAAGCTCCGCAAGCGACGCTTGATGCGATGGCGGAGGAAATGCTGGATGTGCGAATGGCTACGGAGGAGATTACGAAAAACTCGCGGATAAAACGCTACGTTATGAAAGACCTCCTTATACGGAAAAACAAAGGCCGTATAGCGAGTATGGAAGCTCGTGAACGCATCTACAGAAAGAGGAACACGCTGTGAAACGCAATAAATTCTCGCTGTCCTACTACAAACTTCTCTCGATGAACATTGGGCAACTTATCCCCTGTGGTCTGACGGAAGTTCTTCCTGGTGACACTCTCCAACACGCTACATCGGCGCTGCTTCGCTGCTCGCCGCTCGTGACTCCTGTAATGCATCCTGTACATGTCCGTATACATCATTGGTACGTCCCTAACCGTCTGGTTTGGTCTGACTGGGAAAACTTCATCACTGGTGGTCCTGATGGCAATAACGCGTCTGTGTTTCCAACTATTGATATGGGCGGCTCTGGCGCTGCTGTTGGGTCTCTCGCTGATTATCTCGGTGTCCCAACCGGAGTGGCGGGACTCGACGTCAATGCCTTGCCTTTCCGCGGATACGCAATGATCTGGAACGAATGGTATCGTGATCAAGACCTACAATCGAAACTCACTATCGATGTCACCGACGGAGCGGACACAACAACGTCAACTGCTCTTCAAAACGTGGCTTGGGAAAAGGACTACTTTACCTCGGCTCGGACCTTCGAGCAGAAAGGCCCGGCCGTCACTGTACCGCTTGGTACTACCGCGCCTGTTATGGGCGTCGGCTTCCCTACTGCTGCTTCTGGCGCTACTTCTCAGCCTGCAAAAGGCGTTACTGCTGCTTACGACTGGGATGGCACCCAGCCTGCCTTCACCACTGCTTCCGACCCACTTCGTGTGAAAGCTAATACGACCGGTGCTGGCGCTCGTCCGCAGGTCTTCGCTGACCTCTCTAACGCCTCTGCCGTCACTGTGAACGTTCTACGTGAAGCTCTCTCTATCCAACGCTTCGAGGAGGCTCGTGCTCGCTATGGAAGTCGTTACACTGAATATCTTCGGTACTTGGGAATTCGGTCATCTGACGCACGTCTTCAAAGACCGGAGTATCTTGGTGGTGGAAAACAGACTATTCAATTTTCTGAAGTGCTTCAGACCGCACCTACAGACCTCGACGATGACCCTCAGCCTGTCGGACAGCTTCGCGGTCACGGTATCGCAGCACTTAGGTCCAATCGTTACCGCCGATTTTTTGAGGAACATGGATACGTATTTAGCTTCATGTCGGTCCGCCCCAAGACGATCTATGCTCAAGGACTATTTCGCACTTGGAACCGGCGCGTGAAAGAAGACTTCTGGCAGAAGGAACTGCAGCACATTGGACAACAGGAAGTACAGTACAAGGAAGTTTACGCTGCCCATGCTACTCCTGAGGACCGCTTTGGGTATCAGGACCGTTATGATGACTACAGACGATCTGAAAGCCAGGTTGCAGGCGAATTTCGAACCTCTACGCTCGATGATTGGCATATGGCGCGGATATTCTCTTCTGATCCTGCTCTCAATGCTGACTTCATCAAATGTGTTGGTACGGACCGTAACTTCGCGATCCCTTCAGAGGACACTCTCTATGTCATGGCGAACCACTCGATCCAAGCGCGGCGGCTCGTCGCTCAAGTCGGTAGCTCGTTTATCTACTAACGTATACAGACCTTTCTATCCGCCAACAGAAGGAACTCAATATGAACTCTTCAAGCAAAGCGACCTCTGGCGCTGTGGTGTCCCATGCGGAGTCCGTCACGAAGGACGAACCATCAAAGCCGCGGAAGCAGGTTACAACTCCAAAGCAACTCGCTCGCAACGACGGTCCCCGGCTCCTGAAGCCGCAGGCGACTTACTTAACGGAGGACGGGCGCGAGAAGCCCGACCCAACTCCTCTCGCTCCCCCGATCGGGTACGTCAAACAACCTCACCTGTGGGAGCAAATGCGAGAAATGGTACGTCACCAACTCAGCGAAGCCGCCGTTGATAGCGGCCGTGAATCTTTCGAGGAAGCTGACGATTTCGACGTCGGTGACGACTATGACCCTACTTCTCCGTACGAGGAGGTATTCGAACCCTACATCCCACCCACTACCCCTACGGAGGCGGGAGGGGGCGGGGGGGAGGGGGAGGCAGAGCCTCCCTCGCCACCCCACAAAAAGAAGAAACAAGCAAGACCTAAACCGGCTCAATCACCATCTGTTGAACAACACCCGGACCTTGACCCGGAATCTGACTCGGACTGATGATCATAGCTAGGCGGGGTCCAGGGGCCGGCTATGAGGCCCCTGGGGCCCCAAACTCCAACGTGCGTATACTTGATACGCACTGTGCTAGGTGACAGCTCTATGGCTCGCAGACGCTCCCGGCGAGAAGACAATACCTTCTCTAGCGACGCTGCCGGACCCGTGTACGTCTCGAGCACGCTGTCCCTACTCCGGGCCATGCGCGCGCAGGCCGAGCACCTTCAAGACATCGAAGATCGGCGTCGGTGGGACCCTATGGGGGACGACGCTCCCGCTCGGCATATCGGCGGTTTCTCTCGAATCGTGGAATCGCCCAACGTCAATCGCAAGCAGGCCCGGTCTCGTCCGGCTCGTTTACACTCGATGAGCCGGACTCTCTTCGCCTTCGACCCCTCAAAACGTGTAATGGTGTGTGTACGCCGTAAAATCCGTCGAGAGGTAATGCATGCTCTCAAGCTCCACCGTAAGGTCCGCCGTCGTGGCGGCTCTGGTGCTCGTCGTAATTGGAGGTCGGAAATCAAATGTTAGGAAATATCGTAGGCGGCCTAATTGGTGCTGGCGCGAGCTTATTAGGCGGTGCGAACGCCCAGAAATCTCAAGAGAAGATGGCTGCTCAGAACATTGCTCTCCAAAAGGAGTTCGCTCAAACTGGTATCCAATGGAAAGTCGCAGACGCCAAAGCTGCTGGTGTTCATCCTCTGGCCGCCTTGGGTTCTACAACGCAATCTTTTTCTCCTGTATCGATTGGCTCCCCGATGGGAGAAGCCACGTCTCAAGCTGGCCAGTTTCTTGGTCGGTCTATAGCGGCAGCTGCTACATCGGACCAACGCGCGAGCGGCGCTCTCGCCGCTTTAACCCTAGAACGCGCGGGCTTGGAAAACGATCTACTCCGTTCACAGATCGCTCGTACCAACGCACAAGTCGGCCCTCCTATGCCGACGCAAAACCCATGGTTGCTTGATGGTCAAATTCAAATGCCTGGAATCGCTGTTACTGCTGGCGGTCGTCGTGGCGGCGGTAAGTCCCCCTCTGCTCACGAGCCTGGCGCTCCGTACTCTGAACCCCATGCGGTTCCTGACCTGGGCTACGCTCGCGGGCCTTCTGGTGGTTATGCTCCTGTTCCCTCTGAGCCTGTACAAGAGCGGATAGAAGACAATCACATCGCCCAGCTGGCTTGGATGTTCCGTAACCAGGTTCTGCCCTCAATGGGCTACAATCGTGCTCCCCCTCCTGGCGTTCCTCGTCGGCCAGGCCATGTGTGGATGTTTAATCCGCTTACTGGGCAATACTATCAGATGCCCACGCAAGACCCGCCGGAGTGGTTCCCGGGTAACTAATGGAAGGAGGTGATTACAATGGCGTTTCGTCGTCGCCGTCGTCGGTTCGGCCGTCGTCGGTTCGGTCGCCGGAGGATGCGTCGGACGCGATCTTCGAGGCCAATGCGAATTGGGTTCCGCATGTAGTGCTATGCAAGAATCCATACGTCAATCCGAAGGGGCAGGCATTTGGCTGCGGCCAGTGCCTGCCTTGTCGTTTAAATCGGCGCCGTGTCTGGATGCATCGGATCATGCTTGAAAGTATGCAGTATTCGGACAATAGTTATGTAACTCTAACGTATGCGGAGGAACCTACCCGTGGTGTTGATCCCCGACACTGTCAACTCTGGCTCAAGCGCTTACGAACTGCGTTGGACGGCATTCGGCTCAGATACTTCATTGTGGGTGAATACGGTGAAAGGACCTGGCGCCCTCATTACCATGCTGCGCTGTTTGGGTTCCCTTGCTGTGCGAACGGCAGAACTAGAGTGGAAAAACGATCTTGCTGTCCAGCATGTGACCTGCTCCATAAAACGTGGGGGTACGGAGGAATTGTCTCGGGAACGCTTACCCCTGAAAGCGCTGCTTACGTTGCAGGCTATGTCACGAAAAAACTTACTCGGCCGGACGATCCTGCCCTTGAAGGTAGACATCCAGAGTTCGCTAGGATGTCACTCAGGCCGGGAATTGGCGGAGATGCTACCCATGAACTCGCGAGTGTTGTGCTTCAATGGAATGATGATGCGCCTGATGTACCGACCGCGCTACGACATGGAGGACGGCTATTGCCTCTCGGTCGATATCTTACCCGACGACTGAGGGTGCACTGTGGGCGCCCGCCTGAAGCTCCGCAAGCGACGCTTGATGCGATGGCGGAGGAAATGCTGGATGTGCGAATGGCTACGGAGGAGATTACGAAAAACTCGCGGA